TGTACACCCCCGCCGACACGGCTTCGTATGAAAACAAAATCATGCTCTGTTACCAACAGAGACATGCCGGTGTTCGCTTCGCGCCGCCGATTATCTTGGAGGTAAATGCATATTTTGCAATACCCAAATCCTATCCGAAGAAAAAGGCTGCATTGTGTAGCCAGAATATCCTCCGTCCCACATGTAAGCCGGACATGGATAATATCGTGAAAGCTGTAGCCGATGCATTGAACGGTGTAGCCTACCGCGATGACAGTGCCATCGTAGAGCTGCGCGTGGCTAAGCGGTACGGAAGTCCGGAGCGTCTGGTGGTGCGTGTATCAGGGGATCTCGAACCAGAGGAGGAAGTAGTGGAGGGATTACATCATGGTTAAATCCAGAGAAGATAGCGTAATCGAAATTTGGGGTACGAAGTATATAAACCGCGATGTAAATCGTCTTCAGGAGGACATTTGCGCAACGATTATCCAATGTGAGCCCGGGAATACTTCGGGCGATTATATCGTCGAAGTCGTGCGGAAGGAGCATCCCGACCATGAGTAAGAAAAAACGTTGCCACTCAGAACGCACGCGACTTGGGAGAAGACAGGATGTAGCAAAAAGCTGCTTCAATTGCGAACACTTCTTGTATTGTGGCGATGGAGATCATGTTTGTGATCTTGAGACTTCAGCAGGTGCTATCGTGCAACCACTCATCGACGAATGGGACCCTACAGAACACTTTTTTTATTGCGGTGGAAAGAAATGGAGGCGTGGATATGCCGATTAAGAACTACACCACAAAAATAGACGTATTCGAAAGCCTGCGAGAAATACAGGGCGCGCTTGCCCGGAACGGCGCGCGAAAAATCATGGTGGATTATGACGACCGGGGACGGCCCGTAGGAATTACTTTTGGTTTGCAAACCGCGCAAGGCGGGATGCTGTTTCAGCTTCCTGCAAACACGCCGGGGGTTATGGCTGCTTTTGAGCGGCAGAAAATTCGACCGGACGTCGAGCAGGCGGAGCGCACGGCATGGAGGAATATTCGAGATTGGATACTGGCGCAGATGGCGTTTGTAGAGGCGGGCAACGTACAGGTGGACGAAGTGTTTTTGCCGTACATGACGGATGGTAAGGGCCGCACACTGTATCAGGCGTACCAGCACGGGCAGCTGATGCTCGGGGACGGCCAGCGCCGGGAGGGTTCACAATGCGAGAAATAGCAGTACATGAGTTTAAAAAAGTGCCGCGGAATTGCTCCACATGCCTGTACGGCGGAGGCATTGGATGCGGGAATGCGAATGTAGGAAAAGATTATCTGGCCTATTTATACGGATTACGAGAATGCCCGCATTATTGGCTCGACCAGAATCGCTTTGAACCTGTTGATGGTCGCAGATGGTAGGAGGATTGACATGGAAAAATTGACCGAATACGTAGACGGCAAGTACATCAGAATTAAAGGCACAAAATCTTTGTACCCAAAGAATGAACGCGATGGTGCACCGCTAAGCAACGCAATTGCGAGGCTCGCCGCCTACGAGGAAACCGGGCTGGAGCCGGAGGAAATCGAGCACATTTTAGATTCATACGGGCGAGGCATGACCTTGCGAACCGAAAACGCTCAGCGGTTGGAAATCATCAAGGAAATTTCTACTAACCGCCTCCGCGAGCTTTCCCAGGCGGACAGAGATGGGCGGTGTCTGATTGTACCCGTGAAATTAGGGCAGCCAGTATATTGCCTGCAAAAATATTTCAACGACGCAACGATGAAATCAGAAAAACGGGTAAAATGCCGGATTGTTGATTTTATACAGGTAGCGTCAAAAATGTTTGAAGCCAACGGGCTGATTTACCGGTTTTCCGAGATTGGCAAAACTGTATTCCTGACCCGCGAAGCCGCCGAGGCAGCGCTGAAGGAAAGTGAGGATGACCCATGCAAATCTTGATAAATCTGGCGGTCTTGGCCGTCGCACTGGCGGTTGTGGCCACGCTGGCCTGCATTGCCGCGGGGAGGGATGGGCGATGAAATCCGTTCGCCCGCTGGCGGTTCCACCGGTTGCGTATATAGAAAATGCAACTGCAGATGCTGTTGTAGATGTGATTTATCCAGCGATGACATATCGCAAAGGGTACACAGAGTTCAAGGCCGATAATTTACCACGTCAGGGCCGTGTGGAGTATATATCGCCACGTGGGTGGGCCACTCTAATGCTGCTCTCAAATGCGGATACTCGGCCGCTATACCGGGAATCATTCTGGATACTGAAAAGATAGCACGAGGAGGCGAAAATCACGGAGGCTGAGGAGAAAAAAGAGCGGCTGATGAAATATCTGTCGCTGAAAAAAGAAAACGAAAACCGCCGTGAACGCCTGGCACGGATGAAAGCCGGAGCTGAGATACACGGCCGTACTTACGAATATTTGAAAGATTCAGGAGCTCCCGGACGTGAAAGCGGCCGGGTAATCACGAATCCAGCCGCACCATGGCTTATGCCACAGCATACCGGTTCCGGCGGGGATGCGATGGCTAAATCTGTAGAGCAGTATCTGGAATATGAGAAAGAAATCTCTCCGCTTATCACTGCCAATGACAAGGAAATCGCATGTATCAACGCAGCAGTTCATGCGCTGAGTGATCCCATGGAAAGAGAAGTTTTGCGACTGCGCTATTTAGACGGGGACGGGGATAGTTACCGCCTTATGAGGTGGCGAGAAGTGGCCATTAGAATTTACGGAGATGATGATGCAAAGGATATTATTTCCGCACAGCGTCTGCACGATAAAGCATTATTGGAGATAGATTTCGTATAAAATGTTGTGAAATGTTGTTGTTTGTAGTGCTTTTTGCGTGCTATCATTAAACCGTCGAAAAGCGAGACGAAAGCCGAGCGATTCGATGCGGCGTGGCAGCCGCCCTCCTTATCCTTTCGCCGCCCCGGCAGACGGCGGCACCAGTAGTCTGCTGCCCTTTCAAAGCTCCGGCTTGTTTTCCACCAGGCCGGAGCCTCCCATGGGTGTTCTGCCTGCATGAGGGTGCGGCGCCCACCAAACCCATATTTGTATTTCTGCTTTGCAGATTGAGAAAGGACACCGATACGAGTATCGTAAAAAGGGATTCGGTTGACGGCCGGGGAACAGGCCCGGCAAAAGTTTCAAGGCCCGCATGGCAACGTGCGGGCCTTTATTGTGCAAACGGAAGGGAGGCGACAATAATGCCATGTATCCGAGATCCTGCTGTGCAGCAGGCCATCGCAGATGCCTACATCGAAAATGGTGGAAACAAGGAGCAGGCCGTTATTGCCGCCGGCTATTCCGAGCGGTATGCCCGGGGAAATGCGTCAAAATTAGTGGCAATTAGTGGCGTTCAGGAAAAAATCAACGCAAGAAATCGAGAGCTGGAGCAATCGCGTATTGCCGACATGACAGAAATCAACAGATTTTGGAGCGATACGATGCGCAATGCTGAATATGATATCAAGGACCGCCTGAAAGCATCCGAGCTTCGCGCCCGGGCCGCAGGCGGTTTTGTTGATAAAGGGGAACACAGCGTCGAGTTGAAAGTAAAAAATCCATTTGCAGAGTTGACAACGGAGGAGCTGCGGAGGCTTGCGGGGGATGAATAGGCAGGAGATCGCAATGCATGCGCGCATCGAATTGGCACGGCGCTGCTTTTGGGATTACTGCCGGCTGCGCGCCGGGAACTTCTATAAGCCGGACCGCCCGCATCTGGTGCGCTTGTGCAATGAGCTGCAAGCCTTTTCGGAGAGCGATGAAAAAGTGATGATCGTGTGCGAGCCACCGAGGCACGGAAAAAGCCGTACCGCCGGACTGTTCACAGAATGGCTGTTCGGCCGCGATAATACCGTGAAAGTAATGACCGGGAGCTACAACGAAAACCTTTCTTCTACGTTCTCCAAGGGCGTTCGCAACGGCATCAGCGAGCAGAAAGCAGACCCTGACGTTATAGTTTACAGCGATATCTTTCCGGAAACCCGCATCAAATATGGCGATGGCGCTACGAACCGCTGGGCACTGGAGGGGAATCATTCGAGCTACCTTGCCACAAGCCCGAAGGGGACGGCAACGGGCTTCGGTGCGACGTGGCTCATCATCGACGACCTTATCAAACTGGCGGAAGAGGCATTCAACGAGAACGTTCTGGAGGCTCATTGGAAGTGGTTCACCGACACGATGCTCTCCCGTTTGGAGGAGGGCGGGAAAATCCTCATCATCATGACGCGCTGGGCCAGCGGAGACCTGGCCGGGCGTGCGATGGAGCATTTTACAGGGGCCGACGAAAAAGTCCGGATGCTGGTTGAAAAAGCACTGCAGGACGACGGAACTATGCTGTGCCCTGAAATATTGAGCCGTGCAAGCTATGAGATGAAAGTGCGGCCCATGAGCCCGGAAATCGCGTCTGCAAACTATCAGCAGATTCCCATTGACCTGCAGGGCAGGCTATACCAGTCTTTCAAAACATACGCCACACTTCCCTGCAAGCCGGATGGCAAGCCTATCCCGTTGCAGATACGCAACTACACCGACACCGCCGACCAAGGCGAGGATTATCTGTGCAGCATCACATATGCGGACTACAACAACGAGGCGCTTGTGCTGGATGTGTACTTTACAAAGGCTGGGATGGAAGTGACCGAAGAAGAGACCGCGCGCAGGCTTGTGGAAACAGGGTGCCAGGTCGCACGCATCGAGAGTAACAACGGCGGCCGTGGATTTGCCCGCAACGTGGAGCGCATTCTGCGGGAAAAATATCGTTCAAACCGCTGCCGAATCGAATGGTTCCATCAGGGGGAGAACAAGACCGCACGCATTCTGACGCATGCTACTTGGGTGTGCGATCACATGTATTTTCCGGCCAACTGGAAAGACCGCTGGCCGGAATTTTACAAATCCATGTACAGATACCAGAAAGAGGGCAAAAACGCCCACGACGACGCACAGGACGCGGCTACGGGCGTCGCGGAGCAATTCAATAAACCAAGCGGCTGGGGGTTTTCTTCCGGCCGTATTGTCTAGCAGGAGGAAAGATACATGCTGCAAATGAACCAGAAAGCCCTGGAGGCATATAGCGCTGAGACTATCCAAAACCTGGTGGACAGGATCGCGCCTATTCTGGAGTACCGCCGCGAGATGTACAAGCGGTATTCCCGCAAAAACGGACTGTATGGGATCATCGGAGACGACGGCCAAAAGAAAACGGTGCCTTTTGAATACTACATCGCCAATATGGTGACCGGATACCTGAGCGGGAAAGCGCCGCAGTACAACGTGCGCTGCCGTAATTGCGGAGAGGGCGGAGCGCACGATGAAGTGTATATCCGTGAGTTCAAATCCGCCATTGACCATATTCGCCGCTACAACGACGATGGGGCCACGTACATGGAGCTTGTGCGGGATTATGTCGTCATGAGCGGCGCCTATTTGTATGTGTACGAAAACAGCGACAACGAAATCGTGTATACCCGTTTCGATTCAAAGCAGACGGTGGGCATATGGGATTACTCGACGCCTGCAAATCTGGTCGGGCTTGTACGCATGTGGAAGGAAGAAGATGACGCTGGAAATCCTCAATCCGTAATCGAGCTTTTGACGCAAGCAGGTACGCGCATGTTCCGTTCTTCTTCGGACGGTTACAAGGAGGAAGCCGGAGACAATGGCGCCACTTTATGGGACGGCATCCCGGCCGTGGCGTTTGAAAACCCGGACAACATCGCCATTTTTGAGCCTGGTCTGAGCGACATCAAGGATTTTGAGCAGATCCGCAAGAATATCCGCAGCATGACGCAGGAGAACGATGAGGCAAAGCTGCTGCTGAGAGGTTACAACTACGAAAATCCGGCTACCATCATGAACGAGCAGGGGGAAATGATTCCCAACCCGGCCCGTCTTGTGGAGGAACGGGCCATTTTGAATGCCCGCACTATCTCGGTGGACGCTGATGGAGATATCCGTTGGCTGCTGAAGGATGTCGACTATTCCGGCTTGCTGGATGTGCTGAAAAGCCTGCACGATGAGATCACGATGCTGACAGGCGTGCCAAATATGACGGATGAGGCGTTCGCCAATGCGGACAACGCAAGCGCGCTGGGGTACAAACTGTATGCGCTGGACCAATACACGGCCAGTATGGACAGGATTTTCCGGAAGGGGTATCTGGCTTTGTGGGAGCTGATTTGCGGCCGCCTTGCCAAGAAAGGACGGAAATTTGATTTCCGTGACATTGACGTTGTGATGCAGCGGAATATTCCGACCGACAAGGATAAATCCATCAACCGGGCAGCTACAATGAAAACCAGCGGTCTGTTCAGCGACGAAACATGCATCAGCGAGAGTTTGGTTGAGGTTGACCCTGCGGAGGAGATTGCCAAGCGCGACGCCGAAGCTGCGGCGAACTACGAGCTTGCCGTGGAGCGGGCAAAGGAACTTGGAAACGGAGACGATACACCCGGACAGGATGATGACAAAACAGGCAAGGACGGGGATTTGAATGGCACAGCAAGGCCGTAACGATAATACATATGGCTTTGACGAGCTGGCTTTCTGGCGTCCTATTGACGCGGAGAACAGGCCCGTATACAGGGCAGTCCTACGGGAAAGCCGCGCGATACAGGATGAAGCACAGGACATTCTCAACCGTTTTGCCGGGCTGTCCATGATGGGGCTTCTACCAAAGGCGCAGGTGGAACGGCTGCACCGGGATATCGTTCGTTGGAAAAAGCAGGGAGAGAGCATCGGTGAACTGCGGCTGCTGATGCAGGACGCCCAGCACCGAACAAGGATACGCTGCGACGAGGCAATGCTGTTGTACCTGATGCACGTCATTTCTGACAGCTACGCCAAAATTTCAGAGATAGACCGCGACGCCCTCCTGAGCGCCTCCAGAATCGCCTACAAGCGCGCTTTTGCCGAAGGGAATGAAATTACACGCCTCGGAACTAAAAACACTCCTGGGGCCAAATTTGTGCGTGATACGCTTTCAAACAATCCTTTGCCCACGGGCCTGACATATGAGCAGGCACTGGCTGCGGATGCGGCATACCGGGCAAGAGAAATCACCAAGCAGGCCGTTGTCGATTCATCCCAGGGAAAAGAGCTTTCCATGGACAGCGAGCCGATGCAGGCTATTTTGAGGCGGCAGCGGGCATGGCAGCTCCGTGAAGTGCAAAAAACGCCGGAGGGCAGATTTGCGGGATACTACGATATGGTGATGGGCTTCATTGTGGGGCACACGGTGGTGCAGGCGTTCATAGATGCGGGCGTGAAAGCGTACCGGTTCATAGCGACCATCGACGACCGCACAACGAGCGAATGCCGGGCGCTGCACGGCAAGGTGTTCCGGATGGAGGAGCTGAAGCTGGGCATCAACGCCCCGCCCGTGTATCCGCCGCCGCACCCCTGCCGCAGCGTGATCCAGGCGGTTGAGGTGGACGCGCCTCAGTTTACATCGGCCTTCGGGCGTGGTATAATAAATCCGCGGGGTGATGGTGTGGGAATCGACATTGAAATCGACAGATTCACTCCGTGCCTACTGGACACTGAGACGAACGAATTGGTGGAGACCGAATATAAATTGGTTACCGCTTCCGAATTAAAGGGGTTAAAGGCAAAAGGTTGGCTCTTTAATTGGCGCGGAAAAGATTTGAGTAACAGCGAGATTTATAAACTCACGTTGCAGGGCGATGATGAAATTCAGGGGCTTGTGGCGGTTGAATCACGTGAAGAAAACTTGGCATATCATCTCAGTTTGGTAGAAAGTGCTCCTGAAAACAGACTAGGTCGACATTATGAGGGCGTTGGAGGTCATTTGTTTGCAATAGCAGCCAAAAAATCTTTGGAAGCAGGCTATGGTGGGTTCATATTCTTTGAGGCAAAAAATATAGAATTAGTAAATCATTACCAGACACGATTCGGCGCTACTTGGATAGGCCGTCCGCACGAATATTCCATGATTATTGACGAAAAAGCAGCGCAGGAACTGCTTGATAACTACACGCTGAACGGAGGAGATTGACATGACGCAAGAGACTTTGAAAAAAATTCGCGCATTGGATGCCGCCGCAGCGGAAGCCGGTGGATATGTTTTGCCGCCAAGTGAAGTGCATGTGAGTAAAAAAGCTGAACGCGAGTTTACTGCAATGCGACATTATTCGTTAGAACATAAAAAACCAATTAGCCAATTTACTGATGCTGATTATCGGGCGCTTGGAATTAAGCGTCCGAAGTTGGCTCTTTAAGTTGTAATCCTTGAGAAAATCTGAACGGTATGACTGAGCAGGAACGCAAGGATTGGGATGCTTTAGAGGAAGCTGCTGAGAAAGCAGGTGGATATGTGGATCCACATCCCAGTGATATTCATTACGATATGCGAGCAATTTTGAAGTTCTGCAGGGAAAAGGGCATAGAACCCATTGACATGACGATTCGCGAGCTTAACCAATTCATTATCAAGGGTTAAGGCCGCTCCCTCATAGGGGAGCGCTGAGACTAAACCACCACCTTACGGGCGGTGGTTTTTTCATGCCCAAAATTCAATCAATAGCACAAGGCCCACGCTTCGGCGGCGGGCCTTTTGTTATACACGCATCCACAAAAATAAGCCGGCGGGCGTAAAACGCAAATAAGCCGTGCGGGCGTAAAACGCAGGAGAAGAACATGGACGAAAAGAGCATCACACAGGAACAGGCCGCCGCGACGGTTCAGGACGCGCAGGCCCAGGAACCTGCGGCGGGCGCCAGCGATGCACAGCAGCCCGCTGCACCTGCTGCCGCTCCGGAGAAAAAACCGGAGCGCACGTTCACCCGGGAGGACGTGAATAAAATGATCGCCGCAGAGGTCGGCAAGGCCCTCCAGAGGCAGCAGGAAGCCGACAGGCTGGCGAACATGACCGAAGCCGAGCGCGTACAGCACGAGCATGATGAGGCCATCCGGCGGGCCGATGAAGCGGAGCAGGCGCTGAACGCCTACAAGCTGCAGGCCGAAGCATCCAAGCTGGCCAACGCCGCCGGGCTGCCCCTGGAATTTTTGGACACCATCGACTTCCGCACCGCAAAGGCCGAAACGGTGAAGGGGACTGTTGAAAATCTGGCGTCCGTGTTCAAAAAGGCGGTTGAGGCCGCTGTAAATGAGCGCCTGAAGCAGCCCGCGCCAAAGACCGTGGCTGCGCAGATGCAGACCGAGCGCCAGCGGCTTGAAAAGCAGGCCGCTGACCTGAACGTGCCGCTGGTCCAGCGGGTGGCGGCGAAAAACAAACTTTTCAGCAACAAGAAGGAGGACTAAAAGATTATGGCAAACATTACGACCACGGGCACCGTTTGGAACCTGCCCAATTATGCGGGTGAGCTTTTCACAGCCGATGCTGTGAATACCCCTATCCTGTCGGCCATCGGTGGCCTGACCGAAGGCGGCATGCAGACGGAGGACTTCGAGTTCCCGACCGACAGCCAGTACAATTTCCCCGAAGCGGCACAACCTGCGATTACGGAGACCGCGTCGCTGACCGCACCCGCTCCCGTCGGCATCGTGCGCAGCCAGAATACCAACGTGACGCAGATTTTCCACGAATCCGTGGATATCAGCTACGTGAAGATGTCCAACGCCGGACGCATGAGCGGCCTGAACACCGCCGGGCAGGAAAACAATGTGCCCGACGAGAAAGATTTCCAGATCGCAAAGACGCTGCAGAAAATCGCCCGCGACGTGGAGTACACCATCATCAACGGCGTATACGCCAAGGCTAACGCTGCGAACGTGGCCAACAAAACGCGCGGCCTTCTGGCGCTGTGCGCCGGCGAAGGCGGCACAAACGTTGCGGCCGGAAGCAAAGCTCTTACCAAGACGCTGATGCAGCAGCTTTTCAAGGCGATGTATGATGCGGGCGCCATCTTCAGCAACATGGTTTTGTGGACCGGCAGCACGCAGAAACAGTTCATCACGGATATCTATTCCTATGCGCCGGCGGACCGCAACGTCGGCGGCACCAACATCAAGCAGATCGAGACGGATTTCGGCAACATCGGCATTGCCCTGAACCGTTTCATGCCGCAGACGGCAGTGCTCGCCGTGGAGATGAGCGCCGTTCGTCCGGTGTTCCAGCCTGTGCCGGGTAAGGGCAATTTCTTCTATGAGGAGCTTGCCAAGACGGGCGCCAGCGAGAAAGGCCAGATCTTCGGCCAGTTCGGCTTGGACCATGGCCCTGCGTTCCTGCACGGCTCCATCACCGGCCTGACCTGATAGGAGGAAGCGAAGATGGATACTCGTGTAGGAATCGCCCCCGAAATCCGTCAGGAACTTGAACGGCTGGAGAATGAAATCGGAGGAGCCGGGTATGAACTGCCAGCGGCAACGCCCAACGCCTTGGGCGGCGTCAAGCAAGCGGCGGCAGTTTCGGACGCTGCCGGAGACACTGTGACCAAGGCCGAGTTTGGCGCGCTTCTGGCCGCATTGCGTGCGGCCGGGATTATTGCTGCCGGGTAATGCATAGGGGAGGCGATGCGCGATGAAGCCCGAAGATAAGGAAATGCAGTTGGATATCATCCGACGTCAGTTGGGATTGTCCGAAGCGGGCGAGGAGCTTAGCGACCTGTTCGACGGGCTTCTCGCCTCCGCCCTGATGCACAGCAACCGTACCAGTACCCCGGATGCTCTGCTGAAGCTGGTGCGCGACGCTGTATGCGCAGCATGGCGCCGCCGCGGCGATGAGGGCAGCACCGGCAACACGGCGGGTGGCCAAAGCTATACCTACGAAGATATTGAGGCCACTCTGCACAGAAATATCGTGGCCGCAGGATTGCGGGTGCTGCGGCTATGAAACTGGAAAATAACAGCATCGTGTGGGTGACAACGCCCCATACCGCGCGGATCAGAGCGCAGGAGGAGACTGTATACACCCGCCTGCGTGCGGTGGAGATCAATGTTCAGACTGACCGCTCCGAAGTCGATGTCCAGGCGTATGGCAAGACCGTAAACGAGCTTATAAAGCTGCGCAGCGAAACGCCGCCGGACATAGGTAAGGATGACCGTCTGTACATGACGCAGCCAGCGGTGCAGCGCACCGTAGAGATACACGGGGAAGCCCTGGAGGATTACGGGCAGGGAGAATACCGTGTAGAGGCCGTGCGCAGCGCGTTCATAGGCGGCATACATCCCAAAAACCCAACGTTGATAGAGGCGGTGCGTGTGAAATGGTGACCTTCGATTTCAAACGTACAGGGCCGGGACTGCAGCGTATTATCGACGGTTTGCCGGGAGCGGCGGAGCGCGGTGTGCGGCGCGCTTTGGACGACACGGCGAAGCTGGCCATCCGGATGGCTCCAAATGTCGTCGGGAAGTGCATCAAGGTCGAGATGCTGAACAGCGAGACCGGAGAAATCGTCGGGCGCGTATATACCGACACCGGGGTTACGAGTTTTGCGCCATACGTGGAATTTGGAACAGGCGTCAAAGTGGACGATCAGGGCAATCCAGAGTCCATACGCCTCAAGCGTGCCAAGCAAATTCCGTGGTTTATCCATGTGAGCATGGTGCCGCGCAGTTTCGCAAAATATGGATATCCGCTTATCGTGGGGCGCGACGGGGCGCAATATTGGGTCGTAGACGGCATGAAGCCGCATCCGTATTTCCACCCGGCGGCGTTCAACCGCCGCGACGACAACGTAGACGCCGTGAAGCAAGAGATTATTGCCCTTGTGACCGGAGGAGGTGACGTACCGGATGAATGACCCGCTGCACACGTTGAATCAGGCGGAACTTGCTGTGATGTTCTGGCAGGCAGTAGTGGATTCGGGCCTGTTCCCGGAAGAAGAAAGCGTGATGCTGGAAAATCCCAGCACCCGCGCCGTATTTCCGTGCTGCACACTTTCCGTGCCGCTGGCACGCCCCCTGTATATGGGGAGAGCCTACGATATTTCTATCACGGTTGAGGTATGGGCGGACAAGCAGCTTGACGCCGTGCGCCTGTTTGAACAGCTCCGCACAGAGTTGGAAAAACTGAACCTGCGGCAGACCGGGAACGTGCCCAGCCAGCAGGACGATATCACGGAAAAATGGCGCTTCGGCGGGTACTTTGAGGTCCGCTGGAACGCCATTGACAACACTTTTGAAAGAAACAACTGAACTGGAGGGATATACTTTGGCAAAATACAATGCAGAATTTACGCCTCCGTCCGCAACCGTGCTGACCGAGCTTTATTATGCGGAAACGGACACCGTTGCACCTACGCAGGTGTTCGGCGTACAAGGCATCCCGGAGGTGGACACGCCCCCGGACGACATCACATACCGCACGCTGGAAAGCGATGTCGAGTTCGGCGTCCCGGGCGTGAAGCCGTTCAGCGCCATTGAGGTGGAAATCCTCTACTACAAAGAACAGTATACGGCGCTGAAAGCCCTGGAAGGTAAAAACCTGTTCTGGTATGTAAAACTTCCCGACAATACAGCAGGCAGCAAGTCCGAAGCCAAATCGCTCGTGAAAAAGTGGAAAGGAGATTTCCGCATCACGCTGGCAGCGCTGGAGCTGGACGACATGGTGAAGTGTACGCTAAAAATTTATAAGGCCACCGCACCTGAAGATCTGACGACCGGACTTCCCACCGGAGGCGGCGGCTGATACTCGATGGACTACCTGACGGTAGTCCGCAGCATATGCTTACAACCGTATGCTGCGGAGTGCCGTTTCGGCCTGAAAATACACAACGATCTGGAGGAAATGTAAATGCTTATCGTGACAAAAGAAAAAGAAGTAGAGCTGAAACTGAAAACCCGCTTGATGCTGCTCCTGGAGGAACGGTTGCACATCGAGGACACGCAACTCTTTTGGCAGAAGGCCGCGCAGGCGGGGAACATCCGTGTCCTTACCACGGCAATCCTGATCCTGTCCGATGGCGTGCTGAAAAAACTGGAAGATGCTGCGGACCTGCTGGATGCATATCTGGATGAAAACAGCGAGGTGTCGGTGCAGAATTTGTATATCGACCTTTTGACGGAGATCAATGAACGCGGTTTTTTCGGCCAGAAGATGACGAAGGAGCGGCTGAAGGCATGGATGGAGGAGCCGGCGCTGGAGTTCAACGAGATCGTCAATCGTGCAGTGGACAAGGTAGCCGAAGGCATGGTGGCTTCCGAACTTGGCGCGCGGTAATTGACGCCAGCCGGGCGGCCGCCTATACATGCGGTATAACCCCGCTGGAATTTGGTGAAATGACGCACAGGGAGATAGGCGAATATGTACAGGCACAGAATGGTCGGCAGGAAGAGGACTTCAAGAAACAGGCGATTCTGTTGGATGGCCTTTACCGGCAATGGATATCCACGCAGCAGAAAAAACCTAGAGTGCTCAATCTGAAAGAACTGTATCCGAGCCTGTTTGGGAAAAAGGCTCCCAAGCATATGACGCCGGAAGAACGGCGCGCCGCCGAAATCGAAGCATGGACAAAATTTTTGATGGGATGACCCCGGCATATTCTGCCGGGGTATTTCTGTATGTCGCCAAGGAGGTGAGGACACATGGCGGTAACCATAGAAGAGCTTGAGATCATCGTTAAGGCAAAGGCAGATGAAGCTCTTCCAATACTGGAAAAGGTGCAGGCAAAACTGAATGAGATCATGAGGAAATCTCTGCCCGGGTTGCAGCAAGCCGCCGGTACAGCCGCCGATGTCACGGAAAAAGCGGTAAAAAATGTTGAAAAACCTGTGAAAGAGGCCGTGGAGGCGCTAGGAACCGTTTCGGCAAAGAGTTCTTCCGCTGGGAAAGCAGTCGGCAAAGCGTTTGAAGCCGCGCGGAAAAATATTGCAAAAACGGAAGCTGAAATCGATGCTGTGAACGCTGCGCTGGATAGAATCCGCACAGAAAAACGTGACAACTATATCCCGGAAGGGGCACCCAATCAGCAATATGTATTGGAGAGCCTTCTGGCCCAAGACAAAGAGTACCAGAAATTACTTCAGCGCAGCGATGAACTCGTGCACCTATGGGATAGACAAAACGCGGAGCTTGAGCGCCAGCAGAAATTGCTGGAAGAATCCAGGCGTAAGCAGGATGAGATTGCAACTCAGCAAACGAAAAACACCGCTTCGTCTACAAAGCGCGCGCCAGCTTTAGCGCGTCCGGTCAACGCAAATTATATTTCTCCTGATACATATGGGACGGAATATGAATCTCTCGTAAATGCGGTAAATAAGGCGAATTACGCTTTGGAGGCACAACGTCAGAAATATGCGGCCCTGCGAGCCGAAAGAATGGCGCTTTTGAGCCTGGCGACCAATGAAGCCGGCGCAAACGGAAGTCCATCCCCCGCGACCTTGGCGCGCATTGATGATTGCACGGCCCGCATGGAACGTGAGCGTCTTGCACTGGATCAAGTATCTGCATCTGCGCGCAATGCCGAATTGGCGTTAAATTCAGCCTTTGGTGAAAATAACATAGAGGGTCAGGGCGGAAAAGCGCTTTTTTCAAAATTATTTGGCTGGTGCAAAAAAGGCATTTCCCTGCTGGGAAAGTTGGGGAAATCGGTTCTCAGGTTCAATTCGGGCATGAAAAAAGCGAGTGGCGGCGTCCAAAGTTTCGGCACTCGCCTGCGCAGCATCGTGTCCGGCGCTCTGATTTTTAATGGGATATCCGCAGCTCTTCGGAAAATGACCGTATACCTGAAAAACGCCATTTTGAGCGTTCAACAGATGCGCGGTGCCATAAGCAATCTAAAGGGGGCGGCATCTGTCGCGGCAGCACCCATTATACAAACCCTCACGCCCGCGCTGTCAGCGCTGGCGAACGCGGCGGCAACAGTATTTTCCTACATTGCAAAGCTTATCAGCCTGCTGACAGGGAAAAGCATCAGCAGCATGAAATCCGCGGCAAAATCCATGCACAGCTACGGCAACGCGGCAGGAAGTGCGGCCAAGGACGTAAAGGACCTGCAAAAGGCCAATAACACACTCGGCTTTGACGAATTGAACGTGATTGACACGGGCAAGGAGGACGACGCTTCAAGCGGCGGTGGCGGCGGCGCAGATGAAATACTACCGAACTTCGATTTTGAGGGAAAATCCACGCTGCTCGATCAGGTGCTCGAGGCCATAAAGGGCGGAGATTGGGAAAGAGCCGGCGCTATTCTCGCGGAGAAAGCCAACAGCATTCTGAATGGTTTCGACGCCGACAGCTGGGGACAAAAGTTCGGAAAGAAGCTGCAAAACGGTATCTCTTTCGCATATGGGCTTATCACCACCTTTGACTGGAATAGCCTGGGCGCGAAACTGGCCGGGATTGTTAACGGCCTTTTGGACCAGGTGGACGGCGCACAGATTGGCGCACTCTTCGCGGCAAAATTCACAATTGCGATACGCACGCTTGGTACCTTCTTGGCGAATCTCGATTGGGCGACATTGGGCGCACAGATTATCAGCTTTGTAATTGGATTCCTTACGGCTTTTGCGGACGCTTTACAGTCCGTGGACTGGAGCGCCATTGGCATCGGTATTGCAACAATGCTGATGACCATCGATTGGGCCGGTGTGATCTCTGCGGTGTTTGAGGTCATTAAGGCCGCATTCCCTATTCTGTTGTCCGGGCTGCTGGCTTTCATAGGAATGCATCTGGTAAAAATGATCGGTGGTTCGCTTTTGAGTACGTTGATTACGTCCGCGGGGCAGAGCATTTCGACATTTTTCTCCACAATGCTTCCGACGGTTCTTTCTAACCTCGGCACTTGGCTCACGACGATTATTTCTTCTATCGGTCTTTGGCCGATTGCAATAGCGGGGCTGGTCGTGCTTTTTATCGCGTTGGTGAACCAGTTCGGCGATGCTATTCAAGCGAAATTGCAAGAGGTGGACGCGTGGCTTCAAGGCATTTTCACGCGAGACTGGAGCGAGACTTTCGGCATCCTGGGCAATCTGCTGAATGCATTTTTCTCGAATGTAAAAAACATATGGGATAGCATCAAACTGGTATTCGATGGCATCATCGATTTTATCCGCGGCGTATTCACGGGAGATTGGGAGCGCGCATGGAAAGGTGTCAAAGAAATCTTTGCCGGTATCTTCGGCGCACTAAAAGCGGTCGCGCTCGCGCCGATAAATGCAGTTATCGGTCTCCTGAATGGCTTAATTGACGCCGTAAACTGGGTCATCGAGAAAATAAACGGCATCTCGTTCACAAATCCATTTACAGGAAATACGGTAGGATTCAGTTTCCCGACCATCGCGAAAATCCCCATGCTGGCTACCGGTGCAGTCCTAAAGGAACCGACGCTCTTCGCGGGCGGCGAATATCCGGGTGCGAACAACAACCCGGAGATCGTTGCACCGGAGAGCCGGATGAAAAAGGCTTTTCTGGAAGCTCTGGGTTCCGCGAACGCAGCAGGATTTGGCGGGGATATCGTCGTGAACATCACCGAAGATATAGACGGAGAAGTGCTTTATCGCAACCAGCACCGCATCAAAATGAACCGTGGCGCGTCTGTGGGCGGCGTATTCACAGAAGCATACTAGGAAAGAGGCGATTGACAAGATGGAAGAAAAAACAGGATATATCTATCTTGGCTCATCACCAGCGACGGATCGTGAGAACTATGCGATCATGGTGCCTTACCCGGATGAGGGTAAGGCACCTTTTGAAACCTCACGCATGGTGGACAGTGCTCGCAATGCAAACGGTGAGGTAGTGGGTCGGATGGTCGGTCGCAGCGTCCACAAGCAAAGTCTGGCCTGGTCCGTCATGCCGGCAGAAAAATGGTGGGAAATGAACCGCTGGTTTGATGATGGGCATTTTACTTTCTACTGCCACTACTTCAACCACAACTTTGGCCGCTGGGAAACGCGGCTTTTTTATTTGGGTGACGTGAAAACAAATCCTTTTGTGGTGAGCACGGAAACGGGTGAACCGCGATTTTACAAGGACGCATCGTTCAACGTCATTGACTGCGGGGTGGTGTGATTGCAAAAGACATCATCGTTGTACCAGGCGGTGGTACAGGAGCAGATCGCGCCGCAGGGATACATCCGCATCACCTTCGGCCTGACGGACACCGACGCGGCCGCGACCTGCGCGCCGCCGGAAACGACGCCGGGCGCGTTCTACTCGCGCCCGGACACGATGCTGCTGGAGGACGGCGCGCCGCGCGCAACCTACGCCACCTTTGAGCCGGGGCGCATGCTTGCCGACGGCTCGCAGTTGATTCCGCCCAAGCCCGGCTCCGCCGACCTGCGGCCCGAGGGGTTCGTGTCTGCGGCGCTTTGCGGCGCGGACGGCGCTTTCGCGGCGGCGGACGTTCCGGGCATTGTGCTGACATTCTCCAAAATGCACACCGTGCCCGGCCTGACGCTCACCTTTGACCCGACCTGCGGGGACTGGCCCGGGGAAATGCACCTGACGGCCAGCCGCGCAGGCGCTGTGTTCTTCACGGCGGACTACACGCCGGACGCGGCCGTATACACCACGCCCGACGCCATCGAGCGCTTTGACGCGCTGACGTTCACGTTTCCCCGCATGACGAAGCCTTACCGCCGCATGCGGCTGCAGCAGCTCATGTTCGGTTTCGGCCTGGTGTTCGACAACCACCTTGTGGAGAAGGCCACGCACAAGCTGGATGTGGACCCCATTTCCCGCCGGCTGCCCACGAATACGTTTGATTTTACAATCGTCAACATCAACACACTGACGGGCACAGGCGGTCAATATCTCTACGACCCGGACAATGCCTCCGGCATCTACAAATATATCTCCGAGCAGAACCCGGTAAAAGTGGAGTACGGACAGTATCTTGCCAGCGGTATGACGTGGAAAGACGTTGCGGCGAACACCTGGGCGGAACTGGAGCTGAACGGCTGGCGCGAGGTGTACGAGGGCGGCGTGACGGAATGGGTGCCCGGCGGGCGGTACTACCTGACGGGCCAGCCCACGGTGGACGGGCTGTCGGCCAGCTTTAAGGCGCAGGACGCTTTGAGCGGGCTGGACGGCACTTATTACAAAGGGGTGTATGCTCCGGCCGGACGCAGCCTGTACCAGCTTGCGCTGGATGTGCTGGAGGACAGCGGCCTTGCGCCGTTCAGCGGCACCGCGCCGCCCTGGAAACTGTGGGAGGGACTGGTGGACTTTATGACCACCGCGCCCCTGCCCGTGAAAAAGCACAAGGAACTGCTGCAGCTCATCGCCCACGCGGCGTGCTGCGTGCTGTACACCGACCGGGAGGGTTACATCCGCATCGAGCCAGCCAACGACGTGCAGGACAATTTTAAATTGGATTTCCACACGATGCTGGCACGTCCCAAGGTGAGCCAGATTCCCACGCTATGGGCCGTGGAGTGCCCGGCGTATACTTACGCGCCAGAGGCAGAGGCCAGCGAGCTGCACAAAGAAAGCTATGCCGTAAACGGAACGCTGGAGTTGCATCTGACCTTTTCACAGGCGGCGGACGTGACGGTGGATGTGACAGGGGCCACGGTGGCCGCAAAGGCCGTTTTTGCGGCTGCGGCGGATTTGACGCTTACCGGGAGCGGCGAAGCCGTTGTGACGGTCACAGGGCGCAAGCTGGAAAACAGCGCCCGCACGGTGACGGCGCCCGTGGAAAGCCCGGACGAAAATGGCAGTGTGGAGGCGCTGGACAACCCCCTCGTCACCGACGCCGTGCACGCGCTGGCGGTTGCCGAGTGGGTGCGTGACTGGCTACTGCTGCGCAATACCTATGAATTTGAATACCGGGGCAGCCCGGAGCTGGACCCTGGCGACCTGATCTGGCTGGAAAGCCAGTTCGCTCCATTTGCCGCGCCCGCGCGGGTGCTCAAAAATGAATTGACGTTCAGCGGCGGATTGAAAGGAAAAATGATCGCCAAAAGGATGGTGGACGAAGAATGAGACGCAGCAAATTCTACAACATGCGCCTGCCGGAGCGCGGCGCCCGGGAGGGCGAGGCAAACGATGCGGCCGACATCGAGGACCTGACCTATGACCTCGGCATCATAGACGCTGAGATGGAGCGCCAGCGGCTGGAAGATGTGCGGCTGGAAAAGGATAAGGCCACAAAGCTGGAAATGTCGCAGCACAAATCCGCCGCCGTGCTGGACCACCCGGACGGCAGCGTCACGGACGCAAAGCTCGGCCAGCGCACGGTACTGACGACCAGCGGCCCGCTGCAAATACTGCTGACGGCCATCGGCAACGCGATCAAGGCGGTTGCGGGGACTGACACTTGGAACGGCGCGCCGGCAACCACGCTGAAGGATGCAAAGACGCATATGGACGATGCGGTAAAGCATATCACCGCCCAGGAGCGTGAAAGCTGGAACGCGGCGGCGACCGACAGGCACAGCCACACGAACAAAAGCGTACTGGATGGCATCACGGCGGCGATGGTGACGGCTTGGAACACTGTGAGTAGCAAGCTGCCGCTGGCAGGCGGCACGCTGACGGGCTTCCTGACGCTGCATGCCGCGCCCACAGCCAACATGCACGCGGCTACAAAAAAGTATGTGGATGAGAAAATGGCTGCTGCCGGCAGCGGCGACATGCTGAAAAGCGTATATGACACCAACGAAGACGGCGTGGTGGATAAAGCTGAGGCTGTTCCATGGTCGGGCGTGACGGGAAAACCATCCACGTTCCCCCCGTCCACGCACACGCATGCGCCAGAAAACATTGGTGCGTTGGACAAGGAAACATATGATGCTGACGGAGACGGCGTAATCGACACAGCGGCAAGCCTGGAAGGGGAGACGTTCTGATGCCTATTATGGTATACGTAGATAAATATAGCGTTTCGCCATATGACATACAAATCGGAACGCGCGGAAGCGTTGGCATAGAAATTCTGCAATTTACATTTTCACCTGAGTGGGATGGATTGCAAAAACGCATCACGTTTTATGCAAATGACCGCGAACTCGCAGCAGCGTTTTTGTTGCCTCAAAATGGTGTTTTACCGCTGCCCGCTCAGGCAACTGTAAAATCTGGACGCCACGCCGCAGTTCTTGATGGCTGTGGTACTGATGGTCGAGTGATATTCAGTACAAGCCTCATGTGCGAAGTGCTTTATCATGCGCCAGCAGGGACATCGCCTCCGCCAGAATACACGCCTGACGAATACCAACAGTTTATTTCAGAAGTTCGCGATGATCGCCAACGTGCGGAGGAAGCCGCAAATTTGGCAAGTGAGTGTGCTGAACAAGCAGAAGATGCGAAAGATGGTGCCGAGACAGCCGCCATGCGGTATCCGGAACCGCGAAACGGCACTTGGTGGGTATACGACCCACTTGAAGGAAAATATGTTGATACGCGCCAGCCAGCCTCTGGAGAAGGGGGTGAGCTGGAGGAAGCGTCAAACGAGGACATCGACAATATTTTTAAGGACTTAGGAATTCAGAAAAGGAGATTTTGATTATGGCTACAAAATGGGTATCTCTTGATAAGCTGCGTTATGCGATCAGCAAAATACACACGCTGCTGCAAGGGAAAGTTGACAAAGTGGACGGCAAGGGCCTTTCCGCCAATGACCTGACTGCCGCGCTCAAGGGCAACTACGATGCAGCGTACACACACAGTCAGGCGGCTCATGCACCGGCGGCTGCGGAGAAGAATATTATCGTCGGTGTTCAGGTCAACGGCAGCGATCTCACGCCGGACGGTTCTCGCAAGGTGAACGTTCGCGTACCGACCGGAGCGCTGGCTGGCAAAAGCCAGGTTTCTGAGACGGACCTGGATGCTGCTCTGAAGGAAAAGGTCAATTCTGCCAGCGAGGGCAATCACAGCCACGGCAACAAGACCGTGCTGGACCAGATCGAGCAGGCTGACTTGGATAAGCTCGACGGGATCGCTGCGGGTGCGAATAAATATGTGCATCCCACAAGCTCCGGCAGCAAGCACATTCCAACGGGCGGCGCGTCCGGACAGATCCTTCGTTGGTCTGCCGACGGCACGGCGGTATGGGGCGCGGATAACGACACCAAATACACCGATATGTCCGGCGCGTCGGCTTCTACCGCAGGTAAAGCCGGTCTTGTTCCTGCTCCGGCTGCGGGCGGCCAGGCAAAATATCTGCGCGGCGACGGC